CCAATTGAATGGAAACATTAATGCGAGATTTCAGTATTCCCCACATACGTTGCTGATTGTCATTACCTATCATCCCAGCATGAACATGGGATATGCCCATTGTTTCCATAAATAGACCACGGAATTGGAGAATTTCCCAATCCTTCATATCTTCACCCATAACATTGGGATCTCGAGATCCCCATGCTATTAATGTATCAAGATAAGTTTTCTGGCATCTATTAACTTGATACACGCCTTCAGCACGTCCATTGGATTGAGGTAATTTTTCAATATATTTAATGGCACGATTACCAATAGATTCATCATCTATTAGTAGTGGATATCTACAATTATCGGGATTACTAGATACTCCAAATATCATTTCGTAATTTAATCCTTGTTCACGTAGATAATCGTAAATAGTACCTCTACCTTGTACATCTACAAGTACAGGTAATTTACCAGTTAATTCACTAGCTAATGCTATTTCATTCTTTAATAACTCAACACTAGCGTCGTCACCTATCTGAGTACGACTGAATACTCCTAACATTGAATCATAACCATATTCAAATAACAAGTTATAAAGTGGTACAGCATCACGAGCCATACACACATAGAAGTATTTAGATGGTTGATATTTTTGCACCAATGCTGTTGCTATTTGATGTACTATTTCAGCACCTTTATAACACTTACTATCATTAAATAACTTCCATATATGGTCATCACACCAATATGGACGACTATTTAACAAGTTAAATTTAACTTCCCTTACTTTTTTCTTACTTCTATCCATAATGATAGGTATCATGATGGAAAATAAGGTGTAATCAACAGTTAATGATGCTATTGATTCTATGAAGTTAATAACATCACTTATTTTATTTGGATAGATCAACTCAATGACATTTAAAACGTCATTTTGGTCAATATTACCTAAGTTAAATTCATGTGCTAATTTGTCAATTAAAAAAATTAACTCATTCTTATTAGTGTTTCTATTAATATTCTCATCTAATGGTTTCTCCAACCATTTAGGTAAATTTAGAAACCATAGAATCTCAGGATTATCTAAATGTCTATTAATAGAAACAAATTCAACCCCCTTACACCATTCAGAGAATGAAACATTAAAAAAAGTTAAAAGATTATACGCTTCACCCCTATAATCGTCATATTTATTGATAATTAAAAATTCTATGTAATCGTAACTGGGAAATACATCCCAACCGTAAAATAGTATATTTTCTTCAGTGTAAGTTAGATCTAGAGAATAAATAGGTCTATTTTCGATACTATGATTTTCAGTATCATAGTAAGTAACAGTACCATTATTCTCTACTATATTCTTATATAGTAGTTCTAGATCGTTTTCTAATTCCCGTTTAGTGGGAATAGGATTGTCTAATAAATGTATGGTTGCCCATTTATTAGAAAGCAAAAGTATTTCGTATTTAGAAAAGCTATCTTTGATATCTAGAATATCATCAAGTCTCGCAGCAGTTGTTAGAAGTTGAGTTGCAGATTTCATGAGATTAATGTCCTCTAAGTGGATGTTTAACTGGTAATAATTAACCAGCAAAGTAAGACTAACTTGCGCTAATCTTACTTAACTGAATAACTAGTTAACCACGATGGCGAACCATGCTTTAACTAATGTACCGATAGCGTAACTAAACATTGCAATGAATGTGAAGTACCAGTTAGAACTCTGTCTTGTAACTAGCGTATACTTATATCCAGCATAATAAGCTAAGATAATGCACGCTAACTGAACTACTGTTGGAGTAGAGTCGGTTTTAATAAAGCTGATTAAGTCGTTCATAAGTTCCTTAGTTGTAGTTACGTTAATTAATTGAGTTGTGAAAGGGTGCGATATTAGCAAGGTAGTCAACTAACTTATCTTTAGCTTCAACTAATTTGAAGCAGAAAGTCTGTGAACCGTTAAGAGGTCTTATTTCAAAGAAATTATCAGTTAACGTGATTATGTAGACTTCACCATTGTATTTCAATGATGCTTTAACATCTTCATAATCATTAGTTGTAAATTTGTTAACTTTAGCAAAGTATAGTAGATCCATACTAGATGCAACTTCATGACCTAATACTAAATCAAGTTGAATCTTAAATAAATCAGTTGAGTTATTAAATAACTCTTGTTGTTCTAGCTCAAGTTCATTGCGTTTAAGTTGCACTAACTCTTGTAATGTCATGAGATTAATGTCCTGTAATTAATTGGATGTTTAACTAGACATTATTATCTTTAACGTCTTAATAAATCAAAAGACGTGAAAAAAATTCCCGTAAGAAAAAAAAAAGATAATCCATTACAACTACGCAACAAAAAAGCCACCTTGTTAGGGGCGGCTCTAGTTACATGAGTAGTTCGGCGGTTAGTTTAGTTCTCTTTTTCTTACAGGTGAGATTATTTCTTGACTAATGATACTAAGTTAGTATCGCTAGTTATCAATAGCCTGTTAGCTTGTTGTTTCTTAATCGCTTTTTTAGCACGACGGCTTAACTGTTGAGTAGGTTCTTGTATAGTAGATTGTGTTTTTAAGAAGTTAGTATCATGCTTTATAGCCTTACCTATGATCATCTGGATATGACGATCTACTACTGCGTTACTAGCTAGTTTATAGTTATTTGCATATTCAATTTGATAGCGTCCACTAGAATCTAACTCACCAATTTTACCTATGCTAGATTGTATTTTCTCAGTTCTAATGTATTGATTTAAGTACAATGTACCATTAGATGCAATTTCTACTTGCATTTTATGATCATGACCCGCTAGTTTGAATAGATTACCCATTAGATTGGTATTTATACCTTGCTGTACACTAGAAGTCAGTTTAACTCCAGTGTTACGTTTATTCTTAGTATTTTTAGATTGTCCTATATATCCACAATCGGCTTTATGTTCCTTAGATTTACCATAACGATTGTATGCCTCACTTTGTAGTTTTAATACACTTCCACTTAACGAGTATATTAACTTGTCATCAATGTAGATACTACTACATGATGTGTGATCAATTATGCCATGTTTAAGACCGCTTTTATATGGTGATCTTTTATCACTTGGTAATCCTAGATCATTACCTCTATCATTCTGTACGTAAATAGTTCTATTAACTTCCTTACCATACTCAACTTTAGCAGGTGTTAAGTTACGACCTTTTTTAATGATCTTCTTGCCTTCCGTTATTTCTTTACTTAACCCAAATTGCACTTTAAGGATAGAAGTATGATCTTCATAATCTGTTAAGTAAGTTTGAATAATGGGATAATTAACCCATAACTTAGATAGGATAATGCGTGCATCTATACCCATTATATGGGAGTTACTGTTTAAACAGATAAACCCTTTGTTATAGAAACTATCTAGTTGTTCATAGGATAGAGTGACATTTTTAGTCACCTTATTACTAACGTTAGTATGGTTAACTTGAATTGTGACAGGTTGTGCAACTACTTTATTAATAGGTTGAGTTACTTTAATCTCTGTTACAGTAACACCTGTAACTTCATTAATAACAGGTTCACTTGATACATCTATCCCAAATATATCAAATGATGATAAATAACCGTCATCAAGATCCGCGCTATCATCTATAAACTGATTTTGTAATGCTGAAGTACCATTAATAATTAAATCAGTGTAATCATCACTATTTTTCTTACTTAACTCATAGTTCTCAAGTGCTGCAATAAGTTCTATAACTTTACCCTTAGCTGGTAAGTTACGTAATTTACACTCATGTTGTATCTCTCTATAACTTAATTCTCTAAAGTTCATAATGCTGTATTCCTGTATTAATGAATAACCAACTATGCGGATCTAATCTTATTTATTAACTAGATCCGCATTATTGAATATCTATGTTTTATGCAGTTGGTTCTATATGCGGATCAACTGGATTTAATACAACAGGTTTACCCTTTAACGCCGTCTTAAATTGTGAAATTGATGGAACTTCTTTAGCACATAATTCTAATGTATCCCACCATTGATTTTGATTGAATGGTTTAATTGTTGACACTTCATAAATATCTAGTAAATCAGTCATTACATCATAGCTAGTTAACTTTATTAATTTAGCTATGATTAGCCAAATCGGCGCGATCCTGTTATTTTCAACTAAATCACTAGCTTTATTAATCCAGTATGGTAGCGCTAGTGATACTAACACTTCCCAGTGAAATTTGTTTTCGTCAAATACAAGTTTATTTGGCAACAAGTCTTCATTTAATTGGATGTACAGACTACCAGGTACAGCTTTAATCTCACCCATAGGTGTTTTATTATGGATGTTATTTGTTTTTCCAGTTAACTCATTCTTAACAGGTACAGTTGAATGAAAATAAATCTGTATTTTACCACTAGAAACTTCTAACGTATATACTATTGGTACGTTACCCTTTTTACCACCGAAACAAGAATAACTTACTCCAAAGTTACTAGCATTAGATAATGCGTATACTTGATTTTGTAATTGCATGATATTCTACCCTATTGAATGAAGTTAGCAACCTGTAGTTATATTAACTAACAGTAAAGTAACATTAATACAAACTAATGTTACTTTACTGTTATTTAATCAATTAACTTAACAGTTAGTTAATTTTTCTCCTATTACTCTTTTTTTTCTTACTTAGTTAGTACTGGATGACTCCAGTAGTTAACCGTTAAGAAATTGAGTCAATACATTTATATTGCGTATATTATCCACGTCCAGCCCCTAACGTGATACCGCTTTCATAGATCCTTGTCAGGTGACATAGAACTAGTCACCCTTACAAACCTAGCTAATTTATGGTATTAGCAAACATTACTTTTTATTTATGTCTTACACAACCGATATTAAGTCTTAGTAGTTATCCACTAATTTACTCTTGCTAGAAGTAACTTAACATCGGGCTTATTAGTTCGGGTATTTAAACCATCTATATTATCAATAGCTACCTCACTAGACTCTTGACTATTCAGTACAGCATAGTAATTAAATTACTATGTTTCCCGGCAATAGTTATTGTAATCTTGGTTATCCCAAGCAATTCTAGTTACCTACTATCAGTTCTAATATAGAGAACTAATGTTATAAAACTATTTACTCTTATGAGTAGGTTGTTATCCTAACGTGATCACTGTTAATAATAATGATGATTAATTAACCATACTTTTATTATCAACTCACACTACTGCACTTTAAGCAGTTGTCAAGTATTACAATAATCCTGCTTTTCCGTAGAATGAGGATTATTTAATTTTCATGGTTCAGTGTGAAGTTTTTTTCCTTCACCCCTTTAATATACACTGACTACTACATACTCTACTACATAGTTTTGAAGGCTAGAACCCTTACTGTGTAAGGGTTTCAGAGGTTGAGGAATGTGGGATTTTGGGTGAAACAAATACATAAATCATACATTACACAACTAACTCAAAACTACATACCAACTATATATACCATTACCCCCACTAATACAATGTAGAATTAAGGTAATAATAAAACTCATAATTACGTCATGGCAAATGAACTATTCCCCTGGGACATCATTGAAAGAGAGTTCGTACAAGGTAGAGATGAGAGAGATGCAGGTACTGGACTTAAACGTAAGACATTTCCAACTCATGAACAACTATGTCAACAATATGGTTGCAAACTAGAAACAATAAGAAATAGAAGTCAAAGTGGCAAATGGTTATTACAACGTACTCAATTCAAACGTAAACTACGCATCAAGAATACCGAAATTAATCTAGATGACTTGATGGGAGAAAGCGGTAAGTTCGATGCACAACATCTAAGAATACTAGAGAAGACTAATCAACTAATGGAAGAGTTTCTAGAACCATACGTAACAGGAGGTTATGATGATTTACCACCACTTAAACCAAGAGATCTCAAAGATATAATAGGTGCAATTAAAGATAGTGTAATAACAGTAAGAAGTATACTAGGTGAACCTAATACTGCATCACTATTAGATGAGATTAAAGAAGCAACATTAACTGAGCGTAAGAATAAAGAAGTAAGTAAAACTAGACTTGCTCACTTAAACAAACTACTAACTGATAGTGATAAAGTTAAAGAAGAATTAGAGTTACGACGTGCTGAGATACGTAAGCAACTTGATAACAACAATACTAAATAACAACATGATCTATTTAATGTCAGATATAGCGGAGTTCAAACAAAGTAAAGCTAAGAACAACAATCTCAAACGTAACTTAATGATAGGAGCAGGATTACTAGGAGGTGTTGCATTAACAACTATAGGAGTTCGTAGTTATTTAAGGAATGGTAAATTAGTTAGACAAAGTACACGTAAAGTTAACAAAGTAAATGAAATCGTTGATCCAATGAAGTTAACTACACCTAAAGAAATAATAGATAATCATCAATCAGTAGTTAGATTAGTTCTTCCACACAGAACAGCTATAAATTTTAAAGATGGTCAAATTTTAAATTATGAAGATTTAAATAATTTAATTGATGACACGTCATATTGGAAGTTAGATGTTAAAAATACACCAACACCAAATGATTTAAATCTAAATAATGAAACTAGATTAAATCCTGATAGTTTATCTGAACGTTATATTGAAATAGCATATACTGGAAAACCACATAATGGTAAAACACGTTATTCTCTTAGAAATAATATGACAGATAAAGATAAAGGTGTAATACTAGTTAACAAAAATATGAAAGATTTAAGTGGATTAATAAATTTCAACAGAGTTTGAAACAAAAGTAATGCTATCTCGTAAGAAAAAAAGGGTAGGACAACGAAGCAATCTAATCAAGGCGCGACCTAACCTAAGTATAAAATTATACTAAGTACAAGACGCGCACTAAATAAGCTACCTAACATGAACTAGGTAGCTTTGATCTATTTACCTAAACTTACGTTCTGTATAATCATATGGTTTCCACTTTAATATCCATTATCTGTTATGGTGGATTAGTCCACGTTATTAACTTAAACTATACTAACATGACTTCCCGCGAACAATTAGAAAAAGAACTAGCTAACATAGAGAACAAGTTATATGAACTAGCGATACTAGATAATAAGGATGAACAGTATGAATTAGAATCACTACTAGAAGAACAAAGTTACGTTCAAGCATATCAATCTAGTTACAGTTTCCTAGCTCATAGTTGGCAGACATTCAATGGTGAAGTATTCCTACCAGCTAAACATCTACACGCAATAGCCGAACATCTAGATGCAACATTAACTGGTGAAATAAAACGACTTATAATTAACGTACCACCTAGAACTGCTAAGTCAGCATTAGTAACTAAAGCATTTCCAGCCTATTGTTGGATAAGGCAGCCTCATCTTAAATTCGCCAACGTTAGTTATGGTTATGGATTAGCAGAAGAAGGTAGTGTACATAGTCGTCAGATAATGCAATCTGATTGGTATAAGCGAGGTATGGCTACAGTATGGCGCGATATGGGTGCTACACCATGGGAGTTCAGACGCGATAAGAATATGAAGAATGACTATGAGAATAATGCTAATGGTCGTAGATTCGCCACATCATGTCCTGAAGGTATCTTCACTGGTATTGGTGCAGACACAATTATAATTGACGACCCTGTTAAAGCTAACGCTGCATATAGTAAGAATACACTTGATAAAGTTAATCAATGGGTCAGCAATACTCTGATGTCGCGTTTAAACAACCAATCAGAAGGTGTTATCATCTTGGTTCAACAAAGGGTTAGTGAAATGGATATGACTGGTTTTTTCTTACAACAAGAAGGAGTTTGGGAACATCTATGTCTCCCAATGGAATATGAAGACACTCAGAGATACTGGACTCGCATTGGTTGGACTGATTGGCGCACTAATCAGAATGAATTACTTGAACCAATTCGATTTCCGCGAGATGTGGTTGAGAGGCTCAAGAAGGACGAGGAATGGAGCTATGCTAGTCAATATCAACAACAACCAGTTCCGCTCGGTGGTGGACTTATTAGGCGTGAATGGTGGCAGAATTGGTACATACTTCCAACTCAGTTTGATGCAACTTGCATGGCATTCGATTTATCTATGAACGATAAGGAAACTAGCGATAATACGTCACTTATAGTTATGGGACGTAAGGATAACAAGTTCTACATTATTGACTTAGTGTATGGCAAAATGGATATACTTAAACAAGTAGAATCCATAATTGAGTTGTGTAATAAGTATCCGATGATAAGAACTAGGTTAATTGAACAACGTGCAAATGGAGATGCTGTAATTGCATTACTTAAACGCACCATAACTGGACTTATACCACTCATAACTAAAGGTGATAAAGAACAACGTATCCTTAGTTGTGTGCCAGAAATTAATGCAGGTAACGTATTAGTTCCAGATGAGAATGTACATAGTTGGATTAAACCACTATTACTAGAAGCTACTATGTTTCCACGTGGTAAGAATGATGATGCTATTGATAGTATGCAGATGGCACTTAATCATCTAGTTACGTCAAACATCGTTACTTATATGCCACTTCAAGTTATTACAGATAGTCCAGGTAATACAACTCGTGCTGAAATAAGAGAACATATAATGGATAGTAGTTATGGTGTTACAGTTAATGTGACTCGTAACTATATTAAAGGTTTATTTGAATAACACTATGACTATTAATCAGATATTAAAGAAAGCATATACAGATCAATCTCATATAACTCTGTTTATAGACAACATCGAATATCAGTTTGATAATGCAATAGTAACTAGATTAACTAGAACTGAGATAACATTCATGAGTCCGGCGTATCATCCTGATGGAAATTGTCTAATTGAATATACATTTGATAGAACATTAGTTATTGGAGTTGGTCGTATCGTAGCTAGATTAAATGTAGATAGTAAGTTACCACCAGATGCGTTCATGTTATAATAACGTTAGTGACCAAAAAAATAAGCACCCTCTTAATTGAAGGTGCTTTTTCTTTATGTTGCAGTAGTTAAATAACTTCGTCTATTAACCCTGTTTATCGTAACGTGCTTTACTCTTGTATTCTTTAGCTGGTCTGAAGCTAACCTTCTTATGAGCTTCAACTAACTTAGGTTCATTAGTAAAGATAGTGCTAACTGTACGTTCCTTAACTTCAGTTGTGCTAAATGTACCAAATCCCTTAATGCTAACTGACTCAGTTAATGATGCTGCTTTAATTGCTTCAATCATAGCCATGAAAGCT